TAGGTAGCTCTGATGGCATTGAAGCTATGGGTGAGTTCGTAGCTAATGATGGTGATATTACATTTTTATCAGCAGGTAATAACAAAATCTTTACAGGAACAACTACTCTAGTAGATGCCACTCCTGGTTTATATACTATTTCTGCTAACAACTGGAAGTTTGTGTCGTTTAACGATCACATGTATATGTTTCAACGCGCTCAAGAGCCTTTAATGTATTCAGATCATGTAGGCTCAGTTGAAACAATGTCATCTCATGCACACTCTACAGGAACACCTCCACAGGGTAATGAGTGTCTAGCAGCGTTTGGTAGATTATGGGTAGCAGACTTTACAGCAGATAAGTCTACAATCTACTGGTCAGACTTACTTGACGGAGCAGCTTGGACAGGAGGGTCTACGGGGTCGATAGACATAACTACAGTCTGGCCTACAGGATACGATACAATCGTTGCTTTAGCCGCTCACAATGGTTTCCTAGTAATCTTTGGGCGTAACTCTATTGTTCTATATGATGGAGCCGAAAGCCCAGCAAGCATGACCCTCGCGGATACTATCTCTAATGTGGGCTGTGTTTCCAGAGATGCCGTAGTATCTACTGGTAAAGACTTAATATTCTTAGATGATTCTGGTGTTCGTAGCCTAGCTAGAACAATTCAAGAGAAGTCAGCACCAATTGGTGATATATCTAAGAATGTAAACAATGATATTAAATCCCTCTTTGCGGCAGAGACAGGGAATATCAGCATGCACTACTCTCCGCGTGAGGCGTTTGTGTTGCTGAACTTTCAAGAATTAGCTGTAGTGTATTGTTTTGATACACGTTTCCCATTACAGGATGGTAGTTACAGAGCGACTACTTGGTCGCATATTAACCCATTAATCTTTGCTAATACTGCTGCTGAAGATTTATACATTGGCAATAGTGCAGGTCTTGCTCAATACACAGGCTTTAATGATGGGACTAGCAGCTATTTATTAAGTTATTTTAGTCATCCTTTGAGCTTTGGTGACACAGCTAATTTAAAATTCTTAAAGAAGATTAATTTAACTACCTTTGATGGAGCAGAATCTACTGTTGTATTGAACTGGGCATACGACTATTCAGGCGCATACAAGAAACAAGCGTATACTTTGCCAGCCTCTAATGTGGGACAATACAATATCTCTGAATTTAATACGACAGCGGAGTATTCTTCTTCCATTTCTTTAATAAAACGAAAGAAAATTAATACGTCAGGACAGGGTACAGTAGTAGCCGTTGGCGTAGAAACTACAGTTGATGGCAAGACAATTGCCTTGCAAGAAATTAATATTCAAGCCCTAATGGGAAGGATTGTGTAATGTCTAACTACACGAAGATCACGAACTTCGCTGCCAAAGACGCTATGGTTAGCGGTAATCCCGCTAAAGTAATTAAAGGTGTTGAGGTAGGGGCTGAGTACGATGCAATTGCTGTAGCAGTAAACAGTAAATCAAACTCTGCATCTCCTACATTCACAGGAACAGTAACCGCAGCTAACCTAACGGTGAGTGGTACGTCTACGTTTGGAACTATTGATGGAGGTACTTACTAATGGCCTGGTATGACGGTTTAATTGGCGGCACTACAGGAGGTTTACTCTCTGCTATAGGTAGCGCAGCAGCTCAAGAAAAAGCAATTAGAGATATTGAAAAAGCTGGTGAGCGCGATGTCAAAACAGTATATGGCGATATGCCTCCTGTTGCAGCTACTGGCGGATTAATGGGTGAGATTAGCCGCCAATCTCAGTTCAAGCCATTCGGTGTTACTACTCCTACAGGGAGCCAAGCCTCTATAGGGGCTACTGGCGGGTTAACTGCTACGTTAAGCCCTGAAGAGCAAGCCTTGCAAAATCGATTGCTAGGGTTTAGCTCTCAAGCCTTTGGGATGCTAAGTGATCCAGCGCAAAGAGAGCAAGAGCAAACAGCACTTATTAATATGCTGACTCAAGACCCTGCGGCAAGAGCTACGCGAGAGCAGGAGATTATGGGCAATCTCACAGCCCTGCAAGCACCTGAACAAGAGCGGCAACGTCTAGGATTAGAAGAGCGGTTATACGGTCAAGGCAGAACAGGAGTCCGAACCAGTATGTTTGGAGGAACTCCTGAAGCTTTAGCATTAGAAAAAGCTATTCAAGAACAGCAAGCTGGATCAGCTTTAACAGCTATGGAGCAAGCAAGAGCAGAACAAGCTTTAACATCGCAGCAAACATTAGCAGGACTAGGAGAGCTACGAGGTAGAATGGGCTTGGCTGGTGACTTAGGGCTACAAGCTATTCCAGGGGCGTATCAAGGACAGCAACAGCTCTTGGCTAATTTACAGCCATCATTAGAAGCTGCAAGACTAGGGTCAGCTTTACAAAGCACAGGTTTAGGATTGGGAACAGGACTAGCAGAGTCTACTTTAGAAGCACAGCTTGGTTACTCAGCACTGGCTAATGCGCTACGTCAGCAGCAGTTCCAAGGGCTGTTTGATCTGTTAAAAGGTGAGCAAACTAAAGATTCTTCTTCAGGAGGAGCTGCTACAGATTCTAACTTTAGGTTTTACGATCCAAACACTTATCAAAATGCTAATCTGCAAGATATCGGCAACATTGCAAATGCAGCTTCAAGTATTTTAAGGAGATAATCATGGCTATAAATATATCTACACTATTTGCAGATATCATTGATACTCCTGAACAACGCCAGGAGAAACTGCTACAGCAAGGACAAATGCAAGGGCGTTTGCTTGCATCAGGTCTTACAGGCCGGGCTAGAGCATTAGCTCCTCTTGCTCAAATGGCAGGTCAGCTAGGCGTACAGCGTAACGAAGACATCCGCAGGGCAGTACAGCCTATGCTTGGGATCGATCCCAGAACTACGGGTGAGAAAGTAGGAGAGCAGATTTCGGAGCTAGATATGTCTACGCCTCAAGGAATGTTGCAAGCGGCTCAAGCTCTTCAATCTATTGACCCTCTTCGCGCAGCTACATTAAGGCAAGCCGCAGCGGAACAGCGCAAAATAGACCAAGATAGAGAGCGCACAACAGCATTGCAAGATATACAGCTTGCTGCTGCACGAAGACAGGAACAAGTATCATTAGATACAGAAGCTAATAGGTCGGCTAATGTTTTAAGATACAAAACACTAGGAATTCCTGATGCGTTTGTAGATTCTTACGCTACAGGTGAGTTAACAGCAACAGACCTTATGAAAGCTTGGAGCGAAAATTTAGCAGCAAAAGCAAAAGTTAAACCATTTAAATTTGTATCACTAAAAGGTGCTGATGAAAAAACTGCGCAGAGATATATTGCCACTAATGAAGCGGCTACTAATTTATTAGATCAAATTACGGAAGGCACTGAGAGCAGTTTATTCGGTTTGTTTTCGTGGGGTGGAGAAGAAACATTTACTGCACAAAACCTTCTTGATGAAGCAGCAGTATGGAGGTCAATAAATCCTAGCTTAACTGTGGAAGAAGCAGTAGACGAGGCAGTAAAAAGCTTACCGACAGGTGGAGCCAGAGCAATTTTGCAAGGCGGTAATGGTATTGCCGCACAACAAATGCAGGAGTCATACAATGTAGAAACTGGTAATACCACAACAACAGGATCAGTAAACCTTGGCGTATCTAATGCGGGGACTGCGGAGTCTCAAGAAGGATTTAATTCGCAAGTTGCAGATTTAGTTAATCAGGCAGTAGCTTTGCAAGCAAGCGGATTTAATAGTACAGCTCCCGATGTCATTCAAGAACCCGCAAGCGCGTCTTCACCAAGAGAAAAAACAAGTTTTTCGCAAGCAGTAAGCAGTACATTTGCTCCTATTACTGCATTGTTTGATGAAGACCCTGAAGGTATAGGATTTGTAGATTATCTCAAAGCAGCAGAAGGAATGGACTTTCCTGCTATTTCAACAGTAGCAAAAAATATACCTCCTGCTGCAAAAATGGCTGTTAATGCGTTTGATATTCTTGCAACCACTTTTTCTTCAGCAGAAAATGTAAAGAAAGCAGTTAGTAATAGGATGGATGATGTGCTTAATGCCACAGCAAAACTTATTGGAGCAATAGTAGAAGGACAGTCTAATCCTAAAGAGCAGGGAGAACAAATTGCAACCAATATAACTGCTGCTAAAAACAATATACAAAAACTTCGATCTCAACTTAGCAATATTAAAAGCACAGATCGCAAGCTAGTTATTGAGCAACTACAAAAACTAGAAAACTTAGTAATAGAGCAATCTGCACAGCTTGCAGGGGCAGTGCTTGATTAGGAGTTATCATGGCTGATTTAACATTATTAAGTCCAGAAGATTTATCTGCTCTTGCTTCAAGCAATTTTGCTGCTATGTCAGATGAAGGAAAGCAAATTGCATTTAGTGATCTTGCAAATTCTCCCGATGAACAAGACACAAAAAATCCTATAGTTGAAGAGGTAAGTAAAGCACGACAATTTCAATACGGGTTTGATAAAACTAGGTCAGACATTG